TCATAAGCGCACCTGCAGTGGACTTCGACGCAGTTGATCGTGTCGTAAAAAATGATACCGATGTGATCTTTACTTGGGACTATTCACTCGCGCGACCACAATTGCGCAAGTTGTATGAGAAGGCAAAGAACAACCAGTGGAACGGTGAGACCGCACTTGACTGGAGTATTGACGTTGATGTAGAAAAGTCAGTTGTTGAAGACTATGCCAACTTTGGCTCAAGCAGAGAGATGTCAGTATACGCCGGAAGTCCTGTAGAAAAGTGGGGCGATAAAGAATGGCTCGAGTTTGGTGTAAATAGTCGAAGGTGGCTGATCTCGCAATTCATACACGGCGAACAAGCCGCGTTGATGTGCTCTGCAAAGTTGACGCAGTCGTGCCCGTGGTACGACGGAAAACTCTACGCATCAACGCAAGTGGTAGATGAGGCGCGCCACGTTGAGGTATTTGCTAAATATGGAAAAGAAAAACTTAATGGAGTTCTTCCGTTCAACTGGCATATTCAAAGTCTGGTAGATGACACGATCGCTGACAGCCGTTGGGACATGACGTACCTCGGAATGCAGATCATGGTTGAAGGACTAGGACTTGCGTCAATGGCGTACACCCGTGAACTCACCAATGAACCTCTACTCAAACAACTACTTCGCAATGTTATGACAGACGAGGCTCGTCATATCTCGTTTGGCATTATCTCACTTAAAGAAATATATGCCGAGATGAGCGATACCGAGATCATGGAACGTCAGCAGTTCGCGTATGAGGCAAGCGTCAAGCTAGGCGAAAGAATGCTTCAGCAAGAGGTCTATGAGAAGATGGGAATAAAGACGCGTGATATCGCGCCGTATCTTCTTAAAGATCCAGCCCAGGCGTGGATCCGTAAGATGCTTGCCGCAAAGATCGTGCCAAACGTAAGCAAACTTGGACTACTTGATCGTAACGGCGGATGGCTTAGGAAGAAGTTTGAAGAGATGGGAACAATTGAGTTCGAACACCTTGGTGACTCTGAAGAAGAATTCTCGGAGTTTATCCACAGGTACTAATCATGAAACATCCCAATGACTTTGGACTTCAAGACGTCTATTCATACGAAACATCTGACGATCTGCGCAACTACTATAATGATTGGGCGCATGCGTATGATGACTTTGTGACGCAGACCGGGTACATACTTCCCGACAAACTTGCGGATTTCATAGCAGAAAATGTGCAAGAGCACGAAACAATGAATGTGCTTGATATTGGTTGTGGGACTGGCGTGCTTGGAAAAGCAATAGGCGACGTGCTGCCTAATCTAGTAATTGACGGCATTGATATATCAAGTTCAATGCTGGAGATTGCAAGACAAGCAGAAAGCACAACCGGAAACAAGTACTACACAACTTTATACGAAGCTGATGTAACTCAGAGTATTCCGTGTCTTAAAGATAACTACGGCCTATTAGTAAGTACAGGCACGTTTACTCCAGGGCATCTTGACTGCGATCACCTGTTTTCATTTATTCCTTGTCTTAAACAGTACGGCGCTGCGTTTGTGAGTGTCAATAAACAACATTATATAGAAATGAACTTTGCCGAAAAAATAGATCAAGCGCAGAGTAGTGGTGTTATTGCTGGTTTTGCGTACAGAGAAGTCGAAGCATGGGCTAACGAAAACTACAGCATGAAGGCGATGTTGTTGTTTTTTGTTAAGATGTAGACAGATGGAACCTGTCGATCTTGGCGGCGGAGTTTTGCTGTTTAGACGAGTTATCAAGATAGACCAAGATTTTTTGATTCCATATCTTGCGGATCTACATGAAAAAGCTGTCAGTGAAGACTTTACAGTAATCAAGGATGATGACGGCAAAGAACTGTACGCAATAAACAGATCCGGTCATCGCTATAATGTCGCGGATATCTATAGGGTAAATCGCATCATGGGATTTGCCACAGACGATGAAAACAGTAAACAACATAGATTTTTTAGTTCTTGCGAAGACGCAATCTACGCGTGCTTGCTGAGATATATAGAAAGATTTCCTATGATACTGCCTTCGCTATGGTGGAGAACTCAGGGGCATGTTGTTGCGTACCGTGCAGGAAGCGACATGGGTCTTCATTCAGACAATGACGTCAACTACCAACCAAATGCTGCACCTGATATGCAGGTTGCAACAAGACACGTGCTTGGTGCAATCATGTATCTAAATGACTCTGTTGACATAAAAGATCAAATAGGCAAGTACGAATACACAGGCGGTGAGTTGGCATTTCAGTACTTAAACATAAAGTATAAGCCTAAGTCAGGTGACATCATTATGTTTCCGTCTAACTACATGGGTACGCATAGGGTAGAACCGTGCAGCGGTAATTCTCGATATGCGTATATAGCTTACTTTTCTCATGGATCACCTGATGAAAAGCGCGGGATCGGTCCAATGAATAGATCTACCAAGATACAGTCTGCCCAGGTTTGGATGCCAGAGGTGTTTGACGACTATGCAAAGTACATAGAAAAAAAGTACGGAGATGATCTTGTAAATCACCCGCTTCTTACACTTCCTCTGAGTAGAATAAATAACAGCACTGGAACAATAGAAGAAGCGCTGGCCGAAAGAAACAAAGAATGATATACAACGACGTGGACGCAGAACATCTAGGTGGCGGTATTATCGTTTTCCGCCGTGCAGTATCTTTTGACTCTCAATGGGCTGTTGAATTCGCTGAACAACAGATAAGTACAGAACGCGCTGAGATGTACACATCTACGATTGATCCTGAGACCGGCAATCCTGCGTACCTAAATAAAAGTGGATATGTGTTTGACGCGCGGGGGGTTGAAGAGATGCCTCGTCGCGGTTCGCAGATTCATAGAATTGATAGACAGGATGTCTTAGAATTTCTTGATTTTATTGAAGAATCAAAAGACAAGTATCTTCTAAAGTACTTTGTTAGGTTTCCTTTGGCGTACAAGAATGTTTGGTGGAAGGTAAAAGGACATCTGGTAAGTTACTCTGTGGAACACGGTGGTAAGTTTCTCGGACCTCACTCGGACACAAGCGCCGACTACGCATATGGAATGCCTGAACCTGTAGATCAACTTGCAACACGAAACACAATCTCTTGCGTCGTGTACTTAAATGAAGACTTCATCGGTGGTCATCACTACTTCAACTATCTTGACATTGACTATGTTCCGCAGACAGGTGACATCTTGATGTTTCCATCTAACTATATTGCTGCGCATGAGGTGACCCCAGTTGTGTCGGGAAGTAGATATAGCTATCTCGGCTGGTATGCGCACGGGACTGCAAATCCAGTTGTCAATGAGCATGTTGTCGATCCAGCTTTGCAACCTGACCTGGCGAGAAAAGCCACCAACGTGTATATGCCGTCATTACGACAAGACCTAAAAGACTACCTCGATAAGATTGGTATCGACAAGTCTTCACATATTTACCAATTAGTAAGAAGCATGCACTCAACATGATAGTTACACACATGGGCAACGGAATAGTTAAGTTTGAAGACGCGCTTGCCATTGACAAAGAATATATGTCTGGGTTCTTTTCACGGCTCAATGGAGTTGATGTAAACTACGGCCAGATAATCGACGAAGAGCACGTCCGCACTGAAGGCCAATACAAACTAAATCGTGAAGAGGTGAGTAAAGCACCTGTTCGATTCACTGATCTCTACAAATTGCAAGCCGCAGAAGACGTTGACTTTATCTCAAAGATGCGAGACGCGATCCACGACTGCGTTCGTGCATATGCGCGCATCTTTCCAGTAGTAGCCGAGTGTATCCGCTGGGGCACGCATGGCTATGTAATTAGATACGAAAATGGCCAGTCAATTGGACCGCACTCAGACTGCAACATTGCGTACGAAGATGATGGAGTAACACCAATCAACACGTTTCCAATGCAAAACATATTGACATGTGGTTTGTTTCTAAATGATGACTTTAGTGGCGGAGATCTTCACTTTCGTCCGTGGGCCATTACGGTAAAGCCAAAACCTGGAACAATTGTTATCTACCCATCTTCATATCTTGGCTGTCATGAAGTGTCTCCGGTAACTGACGGACAGAGACATGCATATCTTATGTGGTACGGACATGGTCCTATAGGTGGAATGAGTCATCGACCAGCAGACGATCTAAAAGATGTTGTCTCAAACCCTCAGCAGAAGTTTATACCTGTGGGACGGATTGAGTTGTATGAGTAGTTCCATACTGCGTCACGCATCTATTCTGAAATACTGGATTTGACCCAAGTTCTAAACCTTCTGTTGGTTTAGACCAGATCGAGTACTGAGACTTGCAATAACGTTCGTAGTCATCGTAGATATTGTCAAACCACACCGGGGCGCACCAGTCGCGACTTTCTGAACTTTCAACTATACGAATGTTTGCTTCGTAGTCTTCTCCGCCTTGACCAAAGAATGTTAGGTATGCGTATCTAGTTCCACCATGCATCTGTGTAACTCCATGACTGCAGATGTAGTTTGTTGGGAAAAAGATAATGTCGCCTTTCTTAGGCTTGTACTCAACATTTATATATGGAAACTTTAGACTTCCTCCGCAAAAGTTTTCACCGTTGAGCTCTTCCGGAGTGTCAACACAATCATTAAAATACGCAAGCGCGCCGGCAGTCTGCCGTGAGGCAACCATGCCTTTTGGCATGTATCGAACTCCGCCTGTAACTTTGTAGTTGGTGTCATTGTCTTGGTGCCAGCCAAGCATACCGCTTCCTTCATATCGAAGAACATGACCACGCGTTCTCCACCACAGACTTCCAACGACGAGTGGAAACATATCAACATAGCGAATTAAGCACTTATATATTGCGTCCTCAAGCGCAACAAAGTAGTCAACCATCTTTTGCGGTGTATGCGGTTGATCTACGGGCGCAAGCAATCTTGTCGGTGCATTTGGCACATCTTCAAGTCGATATCTAAATCCATCTTCGTTGATGCCGTATTCAACGCCGTCTTCGCCTATGATGTACTTCCAGCGCTCACTTGCGACCTCAGCGACCCGCGCGTCAATGTGGTCAAGCGCAAACTTTTCTACACTAAACGCATTCTTGAAAACAATAAGTCCGTTGCCCAGATCTTCATATTCAAGATTTGATATCTCAATAATTGCGCTATCATCAATTACAGGGGTAGAAGGAAGTACCGGCACCTTCATAAACTCAAGGTGCTCTTCTGGTGTTCTTCTCATTTCGCTATTCATCGAATTTAAGATACTTTGGGTCGATTCTTCCGCGGAGTTTGTTGATCTCGATTCCGTTTTCATAGTAGTACGGAATCTTTAGTCCTTCATCTCCTTCAAGTGCTCTATTCTGGAACACGGGATTTGGCTTTCTGTTTAGCTCATCTTCAGTCTTGCCAAACTCTTCTGTTATGCAGTACTTTGTGTAGTCATCATACAAGTTATCAATCCAATGCGCAGGTGACCAGCCTTTGCATTCGTGCGGTTCTACGATGCTAACGTTGTACTCTTCGTGACTACTTCCCTGCGAAAAGAATTCTAGGTAGCAATACCTGTTGCCCGCGATGACCCTGCGTACTCCGTGAGTTGCCACGTAGTTTGTAGGAAAGATGACGACGTCGCCAGCTTTAGGCTTTACCTCAATGTTTAGATATGGAAAGAATAATTCTCCACCTAGGTAGTTTTCGCCGTTAAGATCCTCTGGACTATCAGCGCAGTCATTTATATAGACAAGCGCAGCGACAACCTGTCGCATCTGTGACTGCCCGTATGGCACATACCTACGTCCGCCAGTTGCGCGGTAGTTTGCGTCATTGTCATTATGAATACCTAAAAAGTCTCCAGGCGCGTACCGAATAACATGTCCGCGTTCACGCCACCAGATTGTGCCGAGCACGAGAGGAAAATCGTGGATATACTTGATTAGACACTTATAGATCTGATCTTCATAGTGATTAAAGACGTCAATCGCCCAATTTTCAGTGTTGGCATTTACGGGTTCAAGAACACGAACTGGCACTTCTTCTAGATGCTTCATTGAAAACTTGTTGCCATCTTCGTTTATTGCATACTTATTTCCGTCAGCGTCAACATCGTATTTCCAGCGCTGCTCAGTTGCCCGTTGTGCATTCTCATCGATCCACGGTATGATCTTTTCTTTTTGCGTATCTACGGCATTAGAATACTGAACCACCGCTCCACCAAGATAGGTAGGTTGAATGGCGAGTATCTCTTCAATTTCTTTTCTACCGATCTTCGGAGTAGATCCATCGAAGATGTTACGCATATGTCAGATTTTATACTGGTTGCAGGATAAAATGTGTTAATGGCCGAAAATGAAAATCCAAACACCACGCAGATAGTTATTCCTGCTGAGACCTTAAGCAGCTGGAATTTGTTTATTGGAGTTCCGTGCTACGACAGTTCAGTGACAGAACCATTTATGATGTCACTGATCCGCACAATGCTGCACTTTGAGAAGATCGGCGTGCGGCTAACAATAAGTACATTGGCTGATTCACTGATCTCTAGATCTAGAAACATGCTTCTTGCCAAGTTTATGGCAGACCCCGTATACACGCACTTTATGTTTATTGACTCAGATATTGGTTTTGCTCCAGAGTCAGTACTAAAACTTCTATGGCACGACAAAGAAGTTATCGCCGCAGCGTATCCAGTAAAAGAGATCAACTGGAAAAAGATTGAAGAACTAGTGTCAGACGGAATGCCGATCCAAGAAGCGGCAAAGAACTCGGCGCGCTTTGCGTTTAGCGCGATTCAACCAGGCCAAACCTCTGTTGAAGTCTCTAACGGAGCACTTGCAGCATATGATCTTGGCACTGGATTTATGATGATCAAGCGTGAGACTGTTGAAAAGATGATCGAGGCTCATCCAGAGCTCAAGTACGACGATGACACAGGCGGACTCAACGAGAAAGAAAAAGAGTTTGCGTATAACTTCTTCAATCCACATATTGACTCACGGTCACGGTACTTATCAGAGGACTACGCGTTTTGTCGATATTGGCAGCAACTTGGTGGAAAGACGTGGCTTGATCCCGACATCGATCTGACGCATGTCGGCAGATTTAGATACACCGGCAGCGCGCGAGCATACATCGACACTCTTATCGTAAAAGAATAAGATGAAGATCGCGGTATATACCATCGCGCTTAACGAAGCAAAGTTTGTCGAACCTTGGTATAACTCTGCAAAAGACGCTGACTATCTTCTTATCGCTGACACTGGGTCTACGGATGGAACAGTTGAGAAGGCAAAAGAACTAGGAATCAATGTTGTATCTATAAACATCAAACCTTGGCGCTTTGATGATGCGCGTAACGCTTCGCTCGCTGTGCTACCTTCTGATATTGACGTGTGCATCTCACTTGACATGGACGAAGTACTTGTTGAGGGCTGGCGAGATCATCTTGAAAAAATGCCAGAGGGGACAACAAGACCTCGATACAAGTATGTGTGGAACTGGAACGCTGATGGATCGGAAGGCTTGGTGTACGGAGCTGACAAGATCCACGCTCGTCATGGATACCGCTGGGTTCATCCAGTCCACGAGGTTATCTCTCCAACAGACGAAGAAGTACAGAACTGGATCGGAATGGAGATTCACCACCACGCTGACTCAACAAAGTCGCGTGGACAGTACTTACCTCTTCTCAAGCGCGCGGTTGATGAGCGTCCAAATGACGACCGCAACGCGTACTATTACGCACGAGAACTGTATTTTTATGAAAAGCCAGAAGCGGCAGACGAGTTCAAACGACATCTAGCACTGCCAACAGCGCAGTGGCGGCCAGAACGAGCCGCGTCAATGCGGTATCTTGCTAAGTTAGAAAAGCATGAAGCAGAGACATGGCTACTTCGCGCGTGCGCTGAGGCACCAGAATATCGCGAGCCGTGGCACGATCTTGCATTTTATTACTATGAAAAGAAGCAGTGGGAAAACTGTCTATCAGCGGCCAAGCGTGCGCTTGCGATAAAAGAAAAGCCACTTGCGTATCTCAATGATGCCGCCGCGTGGGGTGCATCTCCACACGACCTCGCCAGTATTTCTGCGTGGAGCATTGGGCAAAGACATGAGGCCATCATGCATGTGCGTAACGCCATATGCGCAGATCCAAACAATGAACGTATGCAAGAAAATCTTGCAATGATGCTCCGGAATACATATCCAGAAAAGATCACAGCAATAATTCCAACAAAGTCAAACATCTCCGGCGCGTTAGGCGTCATATCGCGTCTACAGAAAGATCCCCAGGTAGAAACAATTGTCGTTATTGCAGACGGAGATAAGGCCCACGAGACGTACGAATCACTGCTAAAAGACAAAGAAAAGGTAGAACTTAGAAAGGTTGAACTTGGCGTAGGTATTCATGTGATGTGGAACATCGGAATAGATATCGCCAAAGAAAACGGTACCTCAGCCGCATTTGTAAACGATGATGTTACGCTTGGCGATAACTGTATAGGTACGCTTGCGTCACTTGTTGAGTACGACAAGCAGATCGGTCTTGTCTGTCCGACATATGACTATCGCAAGTTTGTTGACATATACCAAGACGTTGAAACCACAGCAAACGGACGATCAGACGGCACAGGTGGTCTTGGAGGATTCTGCATGGTTATTCCAAAAAACCTCACCAAAGAGTGGCGCTTTGACGAGTCAATGAAGTGGTGGTACGGAGATGATGATGTTCTTGCCTGGTGTAGACTTACAAAAAAACTTCGTGCGGTAATGACAAGTATCACGCGGTGTAGCGGAAATATATCGGCAACAATCAACAACGATCCTCCGCCTGGATTTGCAGATCTTGTAAGAGAAGATAGACGAATATTCATTGAAAAGTGGGAAAAACAAGGAGTGCCATGCATAGAGCGGTAGTTGATTGGGTTGCGTATTCACTTGAGAAGCGCAGTACTCTTGAAAATGCAAAGATGGCAGGCAACCGTGTTCTTGAGATTGGAAGTCTTGACATCAACGGAAGCATCAAGTCAATGTTTGACGGTTTGACTTCTGAAGGTGGTTCGTATTTTGGCATTGATCTTCAAGACGGTCCAGGTGTTGATCTTGTGATTGATGCCGTGGCGTATAAAAGCAACGAGCCATACGACATAATTGTCTGCGCCGAGGTGTTTGAGCATACCCCAGCGTGGAAGGCGATCATCTTAAATGCGCATTCTCTTCTTGTAGATGGTGGAATGTTTATCGCAACGATGGCTGGTGAAGGACGACCACCGCACTCCGCGATTGACACAAACCCGATACGCAGTTGGGAGTATTACAGCAACATTACAAATCTTGAACTCGCAACGATGCTAGATGTATTTACAACGGCTGAGGTAAACGTGTTTTCAGATGACACCCGTTGTTGGGCAGTTAAGTAGTTACTTTTTCTTCTTTTTCTTTTTCTCTGATTTTGCCTCGCGCTCAGCGTGGTACGCGTTTACCGCGTTGGCGCTAGTGCGACTTCTCCAATAGAACTCGCACTCGTCACAAACAACAAGTTTCATCGTTGTCCAACGACCACCTTCAGGCGATTCAGCAATAACAACTCGAAGCTTGCTTGGTCGCGCGCCGCAGTGCGGACAGTTTGGAAAACGTTTACGTCGAACCTCTTGCCCTGTGTGAGAAACAGACAAGGCTCGACGAATTTCACCTTCGTCTTTTCCACCCCACACTCCGTGTATCTGCTTATTGTCAAGCGCCCACTTAAGACACTGCTTGCGTACAGGACATGTGTAGCAAAGATTTTTTGCCTCGTATTTTTCTTTTGCTATCTTTGAAAAGAAGTATTGCTGTACTTTTTTATTTTCAGGCAATGCGCACGCGGCATCGTCCATCCACGACACATCGCTTAGACTTCCAGACTTCTTCACGCGATCTCAACCCACACAACCTCGTGAATATCATCAACGTTTTCACCAAGTCGAGTTTCGCCATCTTCATCGCATACGTATTCTTCGTATGAACCGTCAACAGTTCCTGCATATCCGTATGTCGCTTCGGCAATTTCAACCTTCTTAAACGCATCTCCGAGTGAGTGAACAATTCCGTCGCGTTGAATAGCCGACGCAAGTGCTCGCTTAACTACTTCGTTTTCAAGATCGACATGATCTACTGTAAAAAAGACAACGGAGTTAGATTTAGTAGATCTATACCCCTCTCCCGTCCACTCTGACCAGAGACACTCGCCTTTTCTTGAATCCTTCATGCGCGACTATTGTATCCCGCATTCTAGTGACTCGTGGTCATCTACAACAGGAATTGTGTGGTTACACCAGTCTTACATTTGCGATGTTCTAATGCAGTCTGGATGCTTATAGAACAGACTCTACGTAGCCGTCCTGATGTGGCCAGAGGTACGTATAGGTGTCGGGGGCAGAACCAGTATCTTCAGCCCAACCGAACTGTTTGTACCAGTCGTAGTTTTTGCATAGTAGTGCGGTGCGGTGAGTAGAACATAGGTCCTCGTAGTACTTTGCGTCTTGCATCCACGGCGGTAATAGTAGATCAGAACTAATGCGACCTAGCGATACCGCCTTGTCATATGTGCGGTAGGTCTTATCAAGAAGTGTTGACTTGTACCCGCGTGAGATCCACTCAAAGTACGTTGCTGAGATGTACGAAACAAGCAATGTCTCGTAGCCTCGCCACATGCGAACTACGGGGTGATTTGACCAGCCCTTAGGATCTCGGTGGTTACCGTCTGGATCAAGATTACACATGTTGAGCAGGCACTGCCACGCCTCAAGAGTTTGCTTGTGCAGGCGCTTGTTGTCAAGATGCTGCGCCGTGAGCTCGAATGATTGGGTGTTTGTAAGAAATGATTGCATAAACCGTCCTGTGTCGTTTGTCAAGATCTATTATACAACCTAGACACGCAAAACGCGTGACTGATTATTCAGCCGGCGTAAGCCAGGTCTTCTTCGCGTAGCTACGGCTAAACCCTTTGTCCGTATCAAGTAACCACTCTCGTTCACCGATAAGCTCTCCTTGAGGACCATTAGGTTGGCCGTCAAGCGACGCTTTTGCAGCATTGGCGATCCAGTTAGCAGCCTGCACAGCAACCGCCTTACCCCACGTCGCGCCAAGCATTGAGTAGTTACGCGCATCTAAGAACTCCCAGCTATCAGGCAGTCCTTGAATTCGTGCGGCCTCACGGTGAGTAATTCTTCGCATAAGAGTCGGGTGGATCACATGATCTAATGCACCGCCGGTAAGAACGTGCGCCCATGAATCAGAAGGCCAACGGTGTGGCATTGAGAATCCCATGTAGTAGTCACGCGCTCGTGCCTTTTCTTCTTGAGCGAGCCATGACTGTGGGAATCGATCACCATTTTTCTCAACAGCAATCTTAAGTGCTTGACCGGCATCAATTCGAGCTTTCCAGCCGTCATTGCCGATGATGTCAAAGATCTCTTGAATACGCACAGTGTCTTTGTTGTTCTTGTTCATGTGACCGTTTACGACGCCGCTTTCATTACGCAACGGTTGCGCCCACTTTGAAGCTTCTTTATTGTAGCGCTGTGGTTCCCACATGATCTCAAGATCTGTTAGATCTCCGATTACGTCCATGATCGTTGGAATTTCTTTCGGCATCAACGCCTGCGCACCAAACGGCATTCCCCGTTCTGCGGCAACCCAGAAGTATCGAGGACGATATGAGAATCCGCCAACCTGAAGGTTATTCATCTTTACATGGTACAGGTCATATTCTTTACCTGAAAGTTCTTCAACCATCGTGCGATACTTCAGCATTGTGTCGCGTCCCTGCGTGTATGCCTGCTGTACACATTCAAAGATAATAATTTTTGGTTTTACGCGTGCGGCATATTTCATGAAGGCGCGCGTGTGTTCGTGCGCTTTTGCGTCAGGTCCACGATTGTCCATACCTGACCAAACAGACCAGCCAGAGCACGGTGGACAACCTACCACCATGTCGCACTTTGCGTCTGGCCATTCTGTTGCGTCATCAGAGAAAAATGCAGACCAGTTCTCGCCAAGATGCTTGCGGTTTAGTTCGGCAACAGGATTGCCAAAGTTAAGTGTACCAACGCGGGCGGTCATATCTACTCCGGCATTTACAAATCCTAGACTTAGAAATCCAGCAAGACCGTTGCAATCAACAAAAGTGGGGTTTGACATATCTCTCTCCGTATGAGTAGGTGAGACAAATATATCCCGAGAGGTTGCAGAACCTGGTACTACTTAGGTTCGCCAACCTCGTACCCGCACGCTGCGTATCCGGCAATATCAATCCACGTGTCTGGTTGAAACCCGGAGCGTGACGCGTATCGCGCAACCTTTACAGCAACCATCGCCATCGCGACATCTTCACGTGTAACCTCGATACCAAAGATCACTGACCAAAGCTTTGCGATTCGATCAAAGTTCTCTTCAGGTCCGCCGTACTGCGCGTCTCGAGCACCACTGATGATTGTCTGCGCCTCGTTTAGGCACTTCTCACGACCTTTAGTTGTCTTACTCAATTTCATCTACCTTTGTTCGAACATAGACAGTGGCCTTGTACTCATGTGCCGAGTGCGCTTCAATGTGAAACTCTGTGTCTGACGGCAGCTCAACTTCATCGTTTTCACTGATCTCTCGCCACGAACGCAGTGCCTCTTCTTTGATCGACGACAATGTCGAACCGTACACCTCAAATTCAATTGATGCCCTCATGCTATGACCATCTTTTCTAAAACGTTAGGTGAGTGGTGAGTCTCTGAGAGAGACGGGGTTAGACCGTCGATACTGGAGACAATGACGTCACCGTCACGTATGTCAAGTACTTCACAGTATCTGCCGTTGTGGATTTCGCCAACAACTCCGCTGTACGAGTGCAGTTTTACCCGAACCATGTCACCTATGACTATGCTATTTGTCATTACATCTGTCCATGTTACTTGTGGGAACACTGCGCCTCCGGACATGTTGCTGTATCAAAGTCATCAAGTGCACGCGCGCATGACTGGCACTTCATACCTTCGGCCTTGACTACGTAGCCTTTAAGTTGACGTTGACGATTTACTTCCATCTTGTTTACGTAGTATGCGTCAAGTTGCTCGTCTGTTCCGCCTACGGCGCAGATGATGTTCGCCACAAAGTGCAAGACATCGACGCACTCTTTGACAACGGCCTCACGGTTTACATATGGGTCATCGTGTTGCCAGGGCTTCCACGAGATCTCCTTACGGATCTCAGCAAGCTCATCATCGATTGCAAGCATGTTCCAGCGTAGATACTCAATGATGTTATTGAGTGACTCTGGCGATTGACCTTCAAACTTGCTATAGTCAATCTTGTACGCTTCTGTTTGTAGTTTCTTGGTGTTACCAAGCCACTCGTTGAATAGTGTTCCCATTATTTTCCTATAAGTCTTTCCAGTTGAACTGTTAGTTCTTCTCGTGTTGGTATGCTTTTGACGTATTGCTGCTTTTGAGTTACTGATAATTCATATCGATCGATCTCTGACATCTCTTCAATTCCACTTGCAAGATGATCCCAAGCGTTTCCGATCTTCTTACTCTCACGCCAATCAGTTGCGATCGGAGTGCCGGCATTCAGTGCATGAACATATACCTGAGACCACCACGTCATCTTGTCGCCGTGAGGCCCGATGATCGCACCCATACTTGAATTGAGCGCATCGAACAGATCACTACTTGTTCTGGCTTTTGTCTCGCGGATTGACATTGCCGGAGTTGATAGTCCATCAAGTGCATTCTTTGTCCACCGCGTCTTGTCGTTATCAACGATCCAACGCTTTACACGCGACGAGTTGAAGTTTGCGTTTTCAGTGACATTAAATGAATCAAGGTTGATCCCAATCATCGATGAATAAGCGTTCTCCGGTACACCAGAAAACGTACTTGCATCGCCGCCCCAAGGTAAACGCGGATATAGCGTCGCGGCCCACGGATCATTGCTAAGAAGCATGACAGCGTTCACGATGTGTTTGCGTATGTCTGCGTTTCCAGCAACCTGAAGATATCCCTTGCGCTTTGAGTAGAAGTCTTTGAACAACGTCTGACTGTTCTTTTCAATCGCCCTAAAGTTTGCAAATATCTTCCACGGCTCAGGTGCATCGATAAATGTCATGAGGCTATCTCGTCCCTCAAGTGTCTTGATCGCTGCAAGTGCACCGTATGCGGAGTTTGCTGTTACACTTAACGGAGGTGCGATTCCAACAAGAACCTTCTGATACTGCTTAAGATCGCGCGCTGACCAACTAAGTGATGGCTCGGAGAATGTGACAGTATAGCCCATCTTCTCTAACACCTGCGACAATGCACCAGCAAACGTCAGTGATCGATTTGCGATCGATGACGAATACTGCTGCGCGGTCGTTCCGGTGATAAGTACTTGTTTACTCACGAAAAAGCACTGTCAATCATCGCCTGTGCTGTCTTTGCTGGAGAATTCATCTCACGCAATAGGGCACGGTTGTATCTTGCAATCTCAAGACGCTCTGCGTCTGGAATTGCAAGTGATTCTTTGACAGACTCTGCGATGCGCTTTGCAAGCTCAATGCCTTCTGGAAAGACAAGCTTCGCGTGTGTCGGCGATCGATCATAGTAATCAATGATGTTCATCTTGAACTCAGGGTCTGATAGGTGCTTAGGCGTAACACACATCGCGCCTGCCTCAAGAGCTTCCATCGTCGTAAACTCGCAGTGACCACTTGAGAAGTTGCCAGCCGTTAGGTTTAGGTGAACCCTAAAGCGCGAGTTTACAACAACAGGATCGTGATAGTTACCGAGGTAGCTGATCTCTGGCCCGTTTGGAACTTTAAGATCCCAGTGATACGGCGTGATGACATTTCCGTCTTCGTCAAATCCAGGTTTACCCATGTTCTCTGCCTTAAGCACAGCATGACGTTTTCCTGTCGCGCCAAAGTGTTCCTTGAGTTGCTCATACACGAGGTACGTAGGCGATGGTCCAAGGCCGATTGAGCAGGCTCCCCAGATCTCCATTCGTACGTCTTCAGGTAAGAACGCGCCAGCAACAGCGGCGAGTGGCTGTCCTTTGTTGTAAACAAATCGACCAGTGACGCCGACAACGTTGCCTGTTGGGATCTCGTCTTCAATGTTGTAGCGAGATAGGTACGGCAAACGCGCACGCACCCACTTCAATGATGCAAAGTAATCGTTTGCATCGCCTTCTGGGTTGTCGCGTGTTGTGACAAACGCAGCCGCGCGTGACGGCGATTCAAGCAGTGCGCCAACAAAAGGAATTTCTTTTTGGATGTAAGGTGTGCCATGAAGCGCGGTTGTCCAGCGTGTCTTGGTCTTACGTAACGCGTCAACATAATCAGGCAGAACGTTTTCGCCCTCTTTCAACGCCGTTTTGTCATGTGCAAGTACGCGGATCTCAGGCAATACAACAAGATCATATGTGTCAAGTACAGCGACAAGATCGCGCGTCTTCACAACAACGTCGGGTGAGTCGCCCCACCAACGTCCGCCAGGTTGCGATGTTCCCCACGACTTGCGTGTCTTACCGCTCTTTGTGAAAGACACCACCTGGCAGTCATGTCCTAATTGTTCAAATCCTTGGCGAAGGTTAAATGCAAACCTTGTCGGTCCTTTGACCCCTGGCTCTGGCTCAAGAATTGCTACGCGCATAAAGTTCTCTCCCTTGATTATGAATGAATGAAATGTATCATAGACAAAACACAAACGGCGTGACTATCTTTCGACAGCCACGCCGTTGCGTGCATTACTTCTTCGTTATCAGAACGGAGAAGCGGGTGGCTGTTCTGCTGTTGGAGCAGGCGCTGCAGCTGGTGCTGGAGCAGGTGCTGGAGCAGGAGCAGGTGCAGGTGCAGGCGCAGGAGCTGCAGCAACAGGTGCTGGTGCTGCTCCAGTATTTGCTACTGAGTAGTACGCCTTGATCTCGTTCTTCTTCTGTCCCTGCCACGTGCGTGAACCTACTTGTGCACGGAAGGTCTTTTCCTTAAGTGCTGCTTCGATCTGCGCGTTGCTTGGGCTGGTTGCGAAGAACTCACGGCCAAGACCAAGTGCGTTCATCTTGCGGAAGAAGATTCCGAGTGCTGTTGGGTTGTCTGTTGAAACAACAAGGTTGTCCCAGATCAAACGCTTTGCGTGCGCGCCGGTCTGAACTTGAGCCTTCACCGAGAACATGGTCTTACCAGACTGTGAGACCTTTGCGGTTGCTTCAACAACCTTGAGATCGTAGTCACCGTCCGGAAGTGGATCGTATCCGCCTGTTGATTCTCCAGCGTCTTTAATAAGATCGCCCCAATTGAGTGTACTCATGATTGTTACCTATTCTTTCTCTGTGTTTGTTGATGAGATTGCTTGTGCTGGACGAGGTCCAAACACGATGTCAAGCATTGCCTCTACTCCGAGATGCTGTTGCTCAACAATTTTTCCGAGGCGTCCTTGTACACGCTCGCCTGCTTCGTACTGATTTGTACGTTCTACGTACATGCGCCGTGCCTTGTACGGTGCCTGTGTTGGATCACCACTGAAGATATCTTCAACAGTGATTGCGCCAAGGATGTCGTAGAAATATGGTGCTTGAATTGCAAGCTGTCCCTGTAGATATGGACGGTAGCGACCGTCTTTATCCTGTCGGGCCATCGCGGTAAGAACCACTGCTTCAAGCGGTGCTGTTGGGTGCATTGTTAAGTCACGAAGGTCACGCAACAACGCGCCCATGTGACGAAGAAGTTCACCCCACTGCTGCATCTGCATCTGGTTTGTGCCGGCAATATTATCCATGCACTTAACCTGAAGTTCAGATACGGAGTCGATGATCAACGACTTAAATTGATGACGACCTAACTGCAACCACTGATACGCCTTGAGCACTGTGTCGTACTCAGTGACGTTTACAACGCAGGTGTCCCATGTGCCGTCGGCAACTGGTGGCTCCTCGCGTAGTGGGTCCCAATACCGAACGTTGATAGGTAGGAATCGATGCCCACCCTCAACGTCGAGCATGAGTCGCGGGTACGGTGCTGTGACCGCAAATGACGACTTACCGACTTTTGACTCGCCGTAGACCATGATGGTCAATGAGCGTTGTACTTGTCCCATTATTCATTTCCTTTCGCTTCATCTGTTTTGTAGTAACCATACGGGTCGGCGACCGCGTATATCTCGCTTATTGCATGTTCGGCGGCGCTACCGTCGTCGAACAGTGGGCAAATCGCAAAGAACTGACATTTCCACTTGCAATCTCTGCTTGGTCGTGGATAGGCGACTTCATAGTGATCTTGTCCTTCGTCAAGTGCGTTTCTCACTCTCAACATATCGCCAATGGTGCCTTTAAGGCGTGACGCAAACACGCGAAGTGCAAATTGGTTGTGACGGACTTCCATCTGCTCATAGAACGGAGGTTTTGCGTTTGCAGTGCGCTTAACCTTCTTGAGCATCGTAAAGATGCCGCCTTCACTTCGCTCCCCTGCATTCTTACCAAGTTCTGTATTCTGGTGGTCTTCAAGAAGCATGTACGTAAGGATCTGTTCGTTCATGTGTGCAAGACTTGCAAACTCTGCAAACGAACCACCAACTGTCTTAAAGTCGCGGAACATACGCACACCGTCACCCTTACGGCGAACACGCATGTCAAGTTTGCCTTGCAGTTCTACCTCACCGTCGAACATCGGCATTGAGATGATCTCTTCAGTTGAGATCATTTCAAGCTCTGCATCAATGCCGTTTTCATCTACCCACTGCAGATAACCTTCGAGCATGATACGACCGAGCTCGGCTTCGCTGTCGAGATCCATTGTGTCGCGGTATGTGTCAATTAGCAGTTGCTTGTCTTTCTTGACAAGTTCCGCGTGTGCCTCAAGCAGTGGAACACCTTGGCCGTAGTACGCATCAAGCGCGCCGTGGATACGTGTACCAAGCGCAAGCGCGCCTGTCATGTTCTGTGATTTTGGTTGAAGTCGACGATAGTAGTTCAACCACCACTTACGACGACAGTCTTTGAATGTTTGGATCTCCGAGTTTGAGATCTTGATTGGTCGCGGTGTAATCGCTACCGGAACTGACATGTCCACTATGAACCTGCTTTCTCTGTCTTGAGCATGGCAAGCAATTGATCCTTATCGCGAACGATCTGTTCAAAGTTGTCTGCTTTTGTGTCGAGTACGTCGATGACGCGCTCCTCTATTGTTCCCTCAGTGACATAGTCCATGATCACGATTGAGTCATGGATTTCGCTGCCGATGCGGTGAACGCGATCCATCGCCTGCTTGTGATCCACAAGAGACCACGGACGTTGGAGCATTACCAATCTGCGCGCGGCTGTGAGCGTGATTCCAACGCCACCTGCCTGTGCGGTAAACAAGACCCACTTGATCTTGCCTGACTGGAAATCATCTACCGCCTTCTGACGTTCGTCTTCGTCTTGGGCGCCGGTAATAAGACCGTGCGGGATCTTTGCCTTTGTCATTTCTTTGCTGAGCAACTCAATTAGCTGACGCGACACCGCGCAGACAGCGACTGAATCATCTCCAAAGTCACCGCTCGCAATATCGTCCATAAGCGCGTCAACCTTGCATGATGGACCGACAAGACGCACTTGGCTTTCGCCCGTAATCTCATCAACCTGCATCTCTGCAAACGAACTCGCAAACTGTAGTAGGCGTGTTGTCTGCGTGAGTGGACTTGGCGCAGTTACCGCAGATCCACCTTCAAGTTCTGCGATCATAAGATCACGCATCTGGTCATACGCTTTCTTCTGTTTTGATGACATCTCAATGTCGCGGCGTTCCTTGAGTACAGGCGGAAGCCACGGAAGCACGCGTGCCTTAAGCATTCTGCGCATACGAGGATTTATCGCGGCATAGAATTCTTCGTTCATGTGAGGCTTTACGCCGATCACAATCATTCCGCCAAACGCGTTGAGCATTGTGTCAACCATGCGATCGATCCAGCGTGTCTTACTTGGCCACTCACTTGGTGACAACCAGTGAAGGATTGGCCAGAGGTCAAGAACGTTGTTTGCGATCGGTGTTCCAGTGAGCGCAAAGCGAACGTCTGCATCGCCTGTTGCCGCCCATAGTGCACGCGTCTGCTTTGACTTTGGATCTTTAGAGCGGTGAATCTCGTCAGCAACAACAACCTTGAAGTCGATACCGTTGAGTTCACGCTTGTGGATCTCACAACGATTTTCACTTACTTTTTCGTCGTGGCCACCGCAATCAGTGCAACGTGCTAGTGCAACAGAGCCATAAGGCGCCAGTCGCGAGTGTGAGCGCAATGACTCCCAGTTGATTACGTATACATCAGCCTCTGTATCGAATTGCTTGCGGCGTTGACCTGCTGAACCTTTGATGACCTGGACGCGAACGCCAGGCCACCACATCTTAAACTCACGTTCCCAGTTTTTCTTGAGCGTGTTAGGGCAAACAACCAAGGCAGGAAATACTTCTTCAGTCTCTGACAGTTTCTTAATTGCACGAATTGTCTGTGCTGTCTTACCAAGACCTGGTTCATCGGCGAGCAACGCGCGACGTGCAGTTGACAAGAACGCAACGCCGGCGCGCTGATGAGGAAACAGATCTTCATCGCCTTCAAAGGTGTCAAGATCACGTAGGGCGTTCGCCGGCGAGATTCTCGTTGCGAGTTCATTTGCGGCCCACGCCGACAGTTTTGGTCCAATTACAAGATCTGACCTAAATACCGATCGAAGTGCGAGGCACGATGACCAGCCCAGTGGCACGCGCCACGCTTGATCCGATGCTGACCATGTCGCACCTGGGATACTCTTGCATAATTCCTTAAAACGCCACTCTGTTTCAATACGGATGTGTTCTCCCGTACTGTTAAGATCTACATTTACTGGCACGTATCAAATTCCTTTTGTCGTTGCGTAGGTGTCACTATACCATATACTAAGTCAAAATTGCATTAGTTTTGGATAATTCTTTCTTAGTATTTTTATTGGAGCAGTCTTCGGGGTGTCCAGCCCTTTTTAGCAAGATAAAGCAGCCCGTGGCGGATTGCATCAAGGGCGTGACCTTCCCCGCCTTTATGCCAGTAGTCAAGCTTCTTGAGCGCCTCGTTTGGGAACATTCTCTTGGCGTCTACAGGACTTTGAAGCACAATCGACTCTGGACTTGCGCAGGTGGATTCACGCGCAAGATGCTTGAGAACGCCGATCTGCTCGAGTGAGTACGGTGCCTGCGAGTTCTTTGCGGTCTGCGCCGTGATAGTAAATCGCTCACAGGCGATCTCGAGATCTACCCGAGCATCAAGTGCCATGTCAAGTCCACGACGAACCGCGGTTGCAAACTCGTCTGCTTGGTATTCACCCGACCAAAGAAGCTCTGGCTCGCCATCTGAAAATGAAAATAGACAGATACCGCTGGCTTTACCAGGATCTACTGCAAGGATCAATCTCATAGGTACTTATCTCCCCAACACTCAAGCGGACCGTCAACGTCTGCTGTTAATGGAACTGCCCAACCTTCACGCGTTGTCATGCACTCGCGAACAAGTTTCTTGATCTCTTCGGCGTCCTTACGCGGAGCATTGAGCACAATTTCGTCGTGCACCGGAACGATAAGAAGTTCCGTGAGATCTGCTTGATCGAGTTTTACAAGGTTGCTCTTGAATACCTCGGCCGCGCCGCCTTGAATCAGATAGTTGACAAGTGTATACACACGGCCATCGTCACATGGAAGACGTCGTCCGGTCCAGGTGTATACATATCCCTGTCCCTCGGACTTAAATCTACGCATGCCAACGTCTTCAATCTGACGTTGGAAGTGACTCATTCCTGGGAATCGCGAGTCAAACGCGTCAGACACTGACTTCATCTGTCCCTCAAGCACGCCGGCGGTGATCGCCTGCTTTGCAACACCTGCGCCGTATAGGCGACCGTAGACCATGCTCTTGATGAGGTTACGACGTTTATCAGACTTCTTCATCGTTGGATCTTCGTACACCTCGCGACCAATCTCCGTAAACGGATCTGATCCTGTAGCGTCAGCAAGATGAAACAGGTTTACAAGGTTTTGATCTTGTGAGAGACTTGCAAACATGCGGAACTCAACCTGATCGAGGTCCGAGGTGATGATTACATGGTCCTCGTCTTTTGGAATAAACGCGCGACGAACGACGTCATCGCCTTTTGGCAACGTTTGAAGTGCTGGGCTTGTAATCGACATGCGACTAGTACGAGCACCGAGAGTACGGACAGACGGATGAACCACGCCGTCAATAGACTCAGTAAGGAAGTTCGAGAAGTATGTGTTGGCAAGTTTGTCGGCCTTTCGTTGTTTAAGTACTGTGTCAGCGAGGTTCTTTACCTCGTCATTTCCGTCACGGAGAAGAATCTTTAGCTGATCCTTTGTGCAGGACTTCTGTCCTGTCGGCGTATACTCCGTGATCTCTGCGCCGAGACTTTCAAATAAACGTACAAGTTGAACGTTACTTGTGATTGACGTTCCGCTATAGGTTTGCTTTGCCCACGCCTTAACCTTCTCGGTATACGCAGTGAGTTCGTCAAACTTTTGCTTAGAGTAGTCGAGGTTTACACGTGCTCCATTCAACTCCATGCGCGTCACAATTTTGCGCGTCGCCATCTCGAGTTCATACGCTTTTTGGTACGGACCATCAGGACCGCACTGCTTGTAGAACAACTCCCAGAGACGGGTTGTTAGCACACAGTCAAGCGCACCGTATGACCAATATGGTTGAAAGTTTGTTGGCACAGTTCCCCATGTCCAACCGTTCTTTGCAAGCTCAACGTCGAGTGTTTCCTGTAACGCAACCGCACGACTGTCAACATGCAATGCTGCAAGACGTTTTAGCGCGCCTGATCCTAGTGGATCGATGACGTGCGCCATAATCATTGTGTCATGCGCGCGGTGCCAAGGCATCTCCCAACGTGACTTGACAGCGAACCAACGAGCCTCAAACGCGATGTTGTGGCAGATGATCGGGCCGTCAAACTTATCCATCGCTTCATAGAATACGCCGCCCCACTCGTTCCACGGAATTGACCAACCCTGTTCACCGTCGCCAACCTGCACAAGACGAAGTTGACCGTGCCACGGAGAGAACGCATGTTCACGCGGATTACCTGGAAGTTCTCCTGTTTCAGTGTCAATTGAGATCGCGTCATACGGACGACGTTGACCTAGCCAATGAATGAAATCGTTGGCCTTCTGTGCTGAGTCAACGAGATGTAACTGAACATCTGAAAGATTATTGGTTGTCATAGATATGTCGTTCCTTGAGGCGTGTCTCTGTCGATTGTTGTTACGAGTATTCCGCAGTTCCTGAGATATGTAACTGATGTCTCAGGATTGCGATGCGCGTCCACTCCGCCTATTCTACATACAACTCGCTTGATTCCTGAGTTTGATATGAGCTTTGCACATTGCATACACGGAGGGCTGCTAATGTAGATAGTTCCACCCTCGCTCAACGAGCGATCTACATACAAAAGTGCGTTTGCCTCGGCGTGGATCGCAGGGCAGGCATCATACATATTGTCAAGTGGTGCAACGCCTTTTGCGCGATCGCACCAGTTGATGCACTCACCAGACTCTGGCCAACTTGCGGCAGGTCCATTGTAGCCTGTTGCGACGATGTGCTGATCGTGCGAAACAATTGCAGCACCCATCTGTGCACGGGTACAGCGTGATCGTTTTGCTACGGCGTCAACGACCGCAAGCCAGGTATCGTCCCAAGACGGACGATTGTCACTTGCCATTCTGTTCCCTGTGGTTATTTGCCTCGTTGATTGTTCCGGCCATGATCCGAGCAAGTAGCTCAATCGCGTCGCGTCGTGAGAACCCAGCTGCCTTGAGCGTGATAAACAACTCATGCATGCTGATGGCCGCGTCTTTCATCGGTGAGTTGTACTCGTCTTTTGCCACTTTATTGTTCTTTCTTCTTGTTGTTCTCGATCGCCTTTGCCATAACGTCTGTGTACCAACGTTCGGCAGGAGTTAGACGATCGCGAAGTTCTGTCTGATACACAGCCTTGAGTGCGATCAGCGCAGACGATTCAACCTCGCGCCACGTACGACCTGTGATCTCTGGGTTCGCCTCGACCTTGTCTGTATACTTGAGTCCTTCCGCGGCTTCGTAGTGATCTGCGTAGATATGCAATGATCCAACGTGATGTGAATATGTACCCGGTTCGATCTGCAAAATAGAACAGATCGCAAGCTGCGCACGTGAGAACTGAAAGAAATCGTAAGCTGCGCCAAGCCACACATCGTTTGATCGCATGTACACACTCATGTTGAGCTTGTTCTTGCGGATACGGAACTGGTGTAGCACTGTGCACGGATAGTCACGCTTGTTTTCTTGTGTATCGAGCTGTGGACTCCACATTGTGATTACGCCCTGACGGGTATCTGGGTCGCGCTTGAGACGCTCGATGATGATCTCATATTGACCTTTTGTCCGCGTACCGTATGAGCCGTGGAACATTCCGTCATCTTCGATGTAGTTCTTAAACTGTGGGCCGATGTCAATTACGAGTTCAGGAATACTTACGCCTGAGAGCAACTGCAGCGCCTCAACAGCACCGATACCTGAGACGGGGTTACGGTTCACATTGAGTGGAAGTGCCGCACGAATATCGTGGATATGAATTGTCGCGTCTTCAATCTCACGCGTCTTCATTCCACGAGGTGCAACCTCTTCGCCATGCTTAAGAACATGCTGGACAAGATCAACATAGCCGTTTACGCCGTCTTGAATCTCAATTGTCTTTATGGAAGTATCCACGGGTCTCCTTCTGTAGTTTCTTTATTTGCAAATCTTTCAAGTGCAAGTCCGTACTCTACCCGGTCATGGTGATGAAACCGGCGAACATACTGCGGGTGAGGTGCAACGACAATGTCTGCAGAACTTACTCCAGAGCGGAGTAGACGCTTCTCGGCCATTCGACCAAGCGCGACAATCTGCGGCTGCCCCAGTGCCATCCACAGTTCAATGAATCTCATGTTCTTGACGTCATCAGAGTTTACAACTCCTACCTCACGCCAGAGTGTCTCGGGTAGCGCCGATAATAGGTAGTCGCCAGAGTTTCCGTTATACGGCATGAACGGAAGTATTGTGCCGTCTTTGTTGATGCGATCATCGCCAACGAGGAGAGCCTTTGGCTTTACAGCTCCGATGTACTCTGGAAACTCGCGGAGAAACTCAGCGGCATATACCCGCTTTGTCGCGATCTCGATGAGCGCGGCTGCAAGATTCGGTATCTCGTCCATGCTGTCCGGCTGCGGCGTAATTGTTCCGGCAAGACCGTGGGTAGATTTAGCAGCTGTCGCGTATAGCCCAATGATTGTTTCCAGATCTTGTTCAGTTACATAGTCATCGCCACGCCCTCTCAGACGCATCTGGATGACATCTAAGGGCTGGTAAAGCCAGAATTGGGATACTCCACGGGACGCCAAAACCATCTCAACCCAACGCCACCCAGGGATACCAAGCAGTCCGTAGTTATCGTTTATACAGGTGTGAGGACGCTTGAGCGGTGCATATGTCGCCTCGCCCCAGTGCCAGCGATCCGCCACCCAGTATTCATTTAAGAAGTCAGTATTTTCAATGCTGGCGCCGTACTCGTTTAGCACCCAAAGGCGAGATTCTTCTTGGGGACGACCTTGATGAATTGTGCGCACAGGTCCGCGTTCTTCGAGCTGTCGCGCAATCTCTGCGCATAGAGAACTTTTTCCAGAGGCGTCTGTGCCTTCTACTGCGATAAACATGTCTGTCGTCCTTTGGTCATTGTGGGTACTACTATAACAATAAGTCGCCTTTGATTTAGGGAATCATTTCTATTTTATAGATCGACTCAATTCCTTTATCTACCTGTGCAGATTCTTCAAGAAGTCTTTGCGCAACATTTGTTAGGTAGCGTGCGCCAGCATTGTCATACTTATACAGCGCCTCGAGCACAGCACCTGGATCTTCACTTACCTGCGCCCAGTAGCGATCTTTCTCTGGAAAGATAAGTCCAGCCTCGAGCCGTGGACCGCAGTCAGGGCAGGGCACAGCGTCTTGCTTGATCTCACTTGCTGGAATTTCTTGAAGACCGTATCGCTTAACTAGATGGCAGGCCGCGCCGTGAAAAGTAACGGATACGCCAACTCGAGAAAGTATGTACGCTCCGTTTTCTGTTCTATATAGCTCGAATTCGATCCAGCGCGTAGAACCGCTCTTCCATGAAGACGATTTGCCTAGTAACTTTCCGTTAAACTGAAGCGTGCGTGAGCCATCTTTTACTTGAATCATTGGTCTATTTTCCATCTCTGTGTGCTTGTGTCAATAATATCAACAACTAAAAATAATGATGTTACTTCTTCATCTGTGCAATTTGGTCTTGAAGTGTGCGGACTGTCGCCTTAAGAATAGCGTTATCTCTGGCGTAGTTTGCCACCTGAATACTTAGCTCGTTTATGATCAACATCGGGCTGAGATCAGAAGGTATATCTTGTGCTGTTATTGGTGCAGGATTGCTCATTTATATTCCGTTCGACGTTGACTCGATGTAGTTATACCAGCGAACAGCCGCGTATCGTGTGCCAGTGACAACGGGGTCTACGCGGTGCATGTTCTGAAATCCTGAACTAAACAAGACTATTTTTCCAGCCTCTCGCTTGATTGGTAGGTTGAAGTGTTGAAAATGCAGATCTCCACCGGTGTAGTCATCGTTGAGAAGCGCAGATACTGATAAGACGCGCTGGAACTCAAAGCAATCATCAACGTGGTTATGAAATGATCCGCCACGCTCGTACCTGGTGATCTGCCAGTTATATGACTTAAGTCGAGGCACGTTGTACATTGCCCTAAAGTCTTCGACCATCGGCGCGATACCGGCCTCGAGACTTTCATACAGTCTTCGGATTGGATCGTGCGGATGGCAGCTTAGCTGCGTCTCATTGATGAACTTTACGTAGCAAGTTCGTGCATTATAGTTTACAGCAGCCTCACGCTTGTCATCGAGTACCTGTGCAGGCTCCCACTGACGAAAACATGAGTTTTGCGCAAGACCTCGAAGAAGATTGGCAGCTTCCTTTGTTGTCCTGTACGCGACAATTCCAGGTGCAAGAACCTCGCGGTCAACAATGGGTATATCAACAAGCTCAACCGGATCATCAACATAGTCACCAAGGATCTGGTCATAGAGAGACAAGACACCTGAGTACTCGTGACAACTGCATGTTGGCTGTTTTACTGGAGGATCTGGTAGAGGTATGTACCTGTTGCGATTGAAAAATCTAATGTCGCCGTCACTTCCATACCTTCCAATACTCTTTGGGCTTTTCTGAATCCAATGATCTGGACGGGTAAAGTGCAAGAAAAGAACAGTTGTAAACCGCTCTTTACTCAATGTCGGGAACGGTGGTCGCGCGTGAATATGTTGTTGACCAGCAAATATAATAGCCTCGTTGTCGTGCTGCTCATATTCATTGCCTTCTACAATTAAGTTCCAGTTGGCTGTGTTCTCAATCGTGATGTCAATTGTTGTCTGTGTACCGTTCTGGTCAGTATGTGGCCATAGGTGCGGGACGCACCCGTCAACTGACTGATATCTTGTTGCAAAGAAGTAGGCCTTCTTTAGCGAGTCATCATTGAACAACTCCCTGGCGCGTTTGATCATGTATTCTTCAATATCCTGCGAAAATGACACAGGCGATTCCCAGCGGCCGATCATTGTGTGATACTGAAGTGGACCGCCCGGGCCCATCTTTAGGTTGTTTACAGTTTCTTTTACGCGAGCAAACATCTCGTCTGAAAAGAAAGACTTGATTACAACAGGCTCACTTATTAGTGGATCTGGAAGATCAAACTGAATTTGTCCGTTGCGCATGTTACCACTTGCCAAGTGGACATTTTGCTCCAAGAAGTTTGGTCTTCATGTTCATAAAACATCCGCATTCTCGGCATTGTTTTGTGAGTGTAATTAGACGGTCACATTGGACGCAGATATCCATACGAGAGTTAGAAAGGTCTTCATTTGCGCGTGGAACATGCGGATTAAAGAAATCAAGCGGAGTTACATTGTCTCCGTATTTCTCCTTAAATTGCTCCCACCGTGACTTTGGCTTCATCAGACAACCCGTCCCATTCCGTCAATTCGACGTTCAACGCCGTTGATCGTCTGCATGATGTAAAAGCCTTCATCGTCGTGCTTCCAGCCTGTCGCAACCTGCCTACTTCGCTCGCGAGTTATACGAATCGCCTTAGCCTCACTAAGAAGTACAGCCGTAAACAGCTCGTTGAGAATAAGTTCAGTTATGCCATTCTCGTCTTCAACGCCGTACTCATCAGTGGCGCGAACGATCTCAACCTCGTTTCCGTCGATTACCTCAGTAAACGAAGAGTATGTTGGATTTGTGAGAAAGAACGCACCCGCTGAAGGAGAGAATGCGTCTGCGTAGACGACGTCTCCGTCAATGACAAACGCAATAGCGATGCCAGTCTGCTGCCCGTCGCGCTCAAGTGAATATATAACGTCTTGTGTAGTTAGTCTCATGATGCTTAATTTATCATCTAATCAAGTAAAAAAGCGAACTCACTTAAATGTTGGCGGTGCTGTTACCGGCGGTGTCACTGGAGGAACTACCGGAGGAACTACCGGAGGAACTACCGGAGGAACTACAGGAGGAACTACAGGAGCGACAACAGGAGCAGGTGATGTGCACGTAGCGCCAGACGCCAGCGGACTTACACACTCGCCGACATATGTACAGCTGTTGAATCCGATGTCACCAGGGTTGCAATACTTGTTGCTTGGGGCGACCGGTGCTGTCACAGGCGCTGTTACTGGCGCAGTTACTGGCGCAGTTACTGGCGCAGTTACCGGAGGATAGGTCATTGTTGAGCAGCCTGCGCCAGTTCCGTATCCGCAGTCGCCGTTGTTGTAGCAGCCTTCAAGGTTGGAGATGACGTTGGCAGGTGAGCAGATGTTAAACGGTTCTGGGGTAACCGGAGCTGTAACAGGCGCTGTTACCGGTGCTGTTACCGGTGCTGTCACAGGTGAAGCTGGTGTACACGAGGCACCGCTCGCGCCTACTTTACATTCACCAACATCATAGCATTCGTAAAATCCAATATCTCCTGGGTTGCATAAGTTATACGTAACAACTACAGGTGACACCGGAGGTGTGACAGGTGACACTGGAGAAGATCCGCAGAGAGTGAGACAGTACTGCGTTGTTGTTCCCGCTTGATCTGTAATGTTGCAGTACAGCGTTGTGCCGTCATACGAGAGTGCGTATGTATTTGTATCGTTCTGCGCATCAAACCTGATACCGCCAGGAACAAGTTCTGTTTGATTTCCAGCCGCGTTATATGCAATCAGTCCGTCATATGTCAAGACAGAGACGTTTCCAGGATAGACACCGCCTGTAGGACCAACAATCAACGCGCCAGCAACCGCTGATGTGTACGCGGCATCTCCAAGGTTGCCGATATACATATAACCAAGAAAACTTCCACCTGTGAACAAAGTGTCACCGACAATTGTCCAGCCGGCGATTGAACTTCCTGTACCGCCAAAACCTTGACCAATCTGGATATCGATACCGGTGAGAGTTCCTACAGTGATGTTTCCAGCGTCAAGATTGGACACAGTGATGATGCTTGCATCAATACTTCCAGCGGTAATCTTGTTGGCGCTGACGCTCGCAATTGCGTGATCACCAAGTTCATTTGGCTGCCAGCCGGTGCCGGTCCAACGATAAATTCTATTGTCATCGTCGGTGTCAAACCAAAGATCTCCAACCGCCGTGGCTGTTGGCGACTCTGGTTGATGAAACGCCTTGTTTTTTCCATTGGCTGTAGTTACAGCATTTGAGATGTCTGTTGATACGTCGTTCCCAAGTTTTGGACCAGTGACAGCGCCGTCTGCTAGTTCAATGGGCGTTACTGCGCCTTTTTCAATTGCCCGTGAGGGTACAGACCGTGTCTGAATCTGCGTAGGTACAGATCTTTTTTGAAGAAGTCGAAGACGACTGTCCATCGATGTGACAAGTTTTCCGACTGTCCGTAAACTTCTACGACGTATGCTAGCCACGAGTGTCAACCTGCCATTCAGAGATAAGGTTCAATGTTACAACCTCTGGAAACGTTGGTGTGTTCTCTACCCTAACTGAGTATGAGTCAATCTTTCGTACAATCACGGTATCACGAGGTTCAAGATCGCTTGCTAGTCTTGCGCGGATAAACTCGTCGTCTATATTTAGCGCGCACCAGTCTCCAGGTACGTACTCACCTACCTTTGGAGAAAGTGATCCGTTTACCGTTACCTGGATATCTGCAAGTGGAGGTCTAAACTCCGTGAGATATCTCTCCGCGTAGCCCTGTAACGCTTCTTCACTCGACGTGTCAACATACAGTTGGTCCTGTGTAAGCGACACGCTAACCTGGTCAGCTGATTCTTCAGCGTCAAGTAGCGGCCATCCGGCGGCAAGAAGCTCTGTTGAACTTGCAACGGAGTACGGCTGACTTGCGTCTTGGCCGAGGTCTCCAGTGCTACCAACAATAAAGAAACGAGTCGCCGCGTTCTCTGACGACTCATCGATCTTTACTTCTTGGATACTTCCAGGATAGTCAAACACAAGTCTGTCAGCGCCAAAACGACTGATCGGGGAAACCTCACCAGGCAACGGCGGATCTGGAAAATCAATTGGAATCATGACAAACTGACGCGTAAACGAATTGGTCAAGGCGTCGTATTCACAGTCAATGCGGTACTCAAAGCCGTCAATGCTGTCTGAGTATTTATCGAGTTCTTCTCCAACTGATAGCAGCTGAAATCCTCGATATGTTTTATTTTTAAGGTTCTTTCCGCTGTATCCCAGATCTGAGTACGTCATGCCAATGTCAGAGTTGGCTGGAAACGGACCGTATGTTTTTACACTGATCGCCGGCGTAACAGTCGCCGTTCCTCCGACAACAGGCACAGGTAACACATCGGTGACGTAGGCTGTAACAAATGTAAATGTCGTGGGCGTAACAGCATCAATTGTGTGTGTTCCGTTAAACACCTCGTATGTCAATGTCGTATCGTCAACACCCGCCACCACGACAGTGTCATTGTCGCTAAACAGGTGCGGCGTTGACGTCGTAAGCATGGCCTGATAACTGCTAAGTTGCTTGTAGGTCACTGTCTGTGTATTTGCTGTAATTGGCGTTGTGCCTACGTTTGCCGCAATAATGTCAAACGTAACTGTAAAAGCATCAGGAATACTTGTTGCCTCGTATAGACCGTTAAGAGTATGACCGGCATTTACGATCTCAAATTGCTGACCAAGAATCAGACCATGCTCTGTTGACGTGACCACAGTCCCTACGTTACTTGTAACCGAGTAGCTTACCATTGGGGCGTTATTTGATACACCAGGCTCAATTTCATAGTTTGGAAAGTCAATGTTTGTATAGTCAACAAACATTGTGTCAAGCAACTGACGTATAAAATCGTATGTATCAACACGAACATATACAGAGCAATTAATGTACGTGCCGTCGGGCAGAGACGGCAGTGAGATCGTACAAGTGTTTAGGGTAGGCGCGGTTGCAACCGTGTAGTAGCCGTTATAGATAAAGTCACCGACTTCATAAAATATGACCTGTACAGTTGAACCTATAGGAAACTCATAGTCAGAGATGTCAAGTGAGATCGTCGTTGTGCCTGCGGCCTTTGTTATCGTCGCCGCAAAGTCATGGGTATAGGTTTTCCAGATATTGCGATGATACAAATAGCTAGTAAACTCTGCGCCCTGCACAGTCATTGTTCGTGACTCTACCGAGTACGAGCGTGACCAGATGATGCCTCCCCATACGCACTGACCGTCACGGACAATGTACAGACCTGTCTTACCTGGCATTGTGGTCTCATACAGGTTAAATGGTACAGTATCTGGGATATACGGAATAGTCCCAGAAAACTTACCTGCACCTTTGATTGCGCGTTCGTACGTGACATTTGTAAACGGGATCTCAGCAATTACTGTGTTTGTCAACAGGTCAGTTGCAAAGTACCTGTATATTGATGAGTATTCTGTTATCGTTGACATGTCATCGTCCCTAGGCTACTAAACTAACCTATCCAGCCGGAGCGATAGTACACATCTAAAGTTGCAACACCCGTCGCGTCACCGTCGTCTGTGAAAGTGATCTCGTTGTCGCCAGGCTCAAGTCGGATCCAGTCAAGAAGAACCTCAAGCATTGAACGCGTGCCGGCGGTGATTCCGTTAAACGTTACCGAGTGATCATGCGTATCAATCTCAAGAACGTCAACGTCAATTGACGCGGTGCCGGACACACCCGCACTGGCGACGTTTGCGGCGATCTTTTCATACGTAAACGACGACGTAGTAGGCGTGCCTGTGATTACGTGTACACCGTTATATGTGGCGTTGACGCCGGCAACCGTGACAATGTCGTCTATGATGAGGTTGTGTACCGCACTGGTTGTAAGTGTGGCAACATTACTTGTAAGCTGTGCGTTGGTGACACTGTGCGTTGTGGCGGCACGGAGTTGCTGGATGATCGTGATGAACTCATCATTTGCCGCGTTATAGATCGTTCCGGTGCCTGTCAGAGGGCCTGTGACGGTAAGCACCGCCGGTACCTTGATGTTTCCACCGTTGTTGATGACACGCGAACCTGTCTCTGCGACCGCGGTATTTGCTGACGGAATGTTCACAATCGTGTATCCGTCGGGATCGGCAGCGTTCCACTCGTACTTGATCGGGTCAGCCGCACGGAGACCGATCGTAAAGTCAATTCTTCCGCGCGCGTTTACCGATGTAATTGAAGGTCGACCGCTTAGACGAACCTTTGCAGCGCGGGTAGGTTCTTCATCGACCTTAAGCCAGCCATTACTGTAGACAAGACTTGTTGCCGCAATGAGAGTGTTTCGCGCCGCCGGCGCAAGACTTGGATCTGGTGTAAGTATTGAACCGGTGAGTGTGATCTGACGCGCCAGCCAGCGGCCACGTACGTCATACGAGCCGTCACCATAGCCGCGTTCGATGTCAGGGACAGCGGGATCTGGATGTACCCACCAGCCATCGATATCTGTACAGACCCAGATAACTCCGTTTTCATCAATTGCATTTAAGACAAGATCTCCAAGCTGAATATCGTTCTTCAGCTTCATACCGGTGATCCACGGACGTGGAAGCGGTGTTAGAGCCTTGTTTACCTTTGATGTTTCATAGCCTTGCGTTACCGCGTCGACATACGCACCTGCGCCGTATAGTCCAGATCCATATGTTACTTCGGCCATCGTAACTCCTTAACCAATGTTTCCAACGGTTGTTGCTGAGCCCATATCTACGTACATGAAGTTACTTCCAACAACCGATGTCACTGTTCCAGCAGAGCATGTGAACACCAAACCGAGTCGTGTGTTTGCCACCGGAATGACCGTTCCTGTGATCTTCATCGCCATTGTCGCCGTGTCCGCAATCGAGTACGAAGCGGCTGAGGTTGTTGTTGCGGCACCTGTGGCGTTCATGTGAATGATGTTGCCGTTTGTACCAGTTGTCAATGACGCGCCCTGTGTAATAAGCGTAATCAGTGCGGTAAGGTCAAGGTTTGTCGCGGCTGAGTTATTCATCGAGACAGTGACGGTTCCAGCCGTCGCCTTTGTAAACTTCAGGTCATACTCAAAACGATACAGACGTCCGGCAAGAAGTGCTGGACGAACTGTGGCCGTAAAGAAGTGACCGCCAGAGGCAACAGACGCGCCAGTCGCAAGCTTGCCGTATTGAGGCGCCATGATGACGCCACGGCCTGTGCCGTTTGTCGTGTTACCGGTGATAAACATGTTATTGCCGTCAAACTCAATTGCACCTTGAGTAGGAGATGTAAGGTTTGTTCCGCTTGTTAGAGTAAGTGCCGCGGCTGAGGTTGTTCCAGCAGAGATGATTGGCGCGGTGAGCGTCTTAGTTGTCAGTGTCTGCGAGTCAGTTGTACCGACGATTGTTCCAGTTGGTACCGCTTTTCCAAGAACCTGCGTTGCGCTAAGCACAGTGCTTCCCGCAATTTCGTATACTTTTCCAGTGGCAAGGTTCAAGTCTTCAGATGATGTCCATGCCGCTGTTGAGCTTACCCAGTTAAATGTCTTGTCAGTTGCACCTTTGAGTGTGATTCCTCCGCCATCTGCCGTTACGTCTGTGGGCGTAGTAACGGAGCCAAGCTCGATGTTCTTATCGTCAACGGTGAGAGTCGTGCTGTTTACTGTCGTGGTTGTGCCGTTAACAGTGAGGTTGCCTGTGATCGTCACGGCACCGCTGACAGCTAACGTTGTAAGAGTGCCAACTGACGTAAGACTCGAAGACACAACGTTTGATGAAAGTGTTGTCCCAACGATTCCGTTTGCCGCCGCCTTGATCGCCCACGTGTTTGAGCTCAAAAACGCAAAACGGTTGTCAATCGCGACAATCGCCGCGTTGAGGGTTGTACCCCAACCCGTGTCTCCGTTTGCCGGAATTTGTGTGCCGTCTATCAATGTTGCCATGTCTGTTTTCTCCTATTCGAGTTATGCCATTCCGCGACTTAGTTGTACTGCCAGTTGTCGCGAAATCAACGAGGCAAGTTCTCTCTCATCCATACCAGGTGATGGCTGAACGTTTATTGTAATACCTCCGCCGGCACCGCCAGCGAATGTCTTCATGATTGCGATATCGCGCTTTGAAAGACCGTCTTCGTTGAGTGGCTCGACGCGCTCTGGGCGACCCGCCTCGGCTATGCGTGCGAGAGTACCACCCGGCGACGGCATGACGACGCCTCCCTCAGCAAGTTCTGGAATGTCAGGAAGGCCAAGAGTAAATCCGCCAACAGTCACTCCAAATATCTTTGCAGAAGGAATCTTAAACTCTAGTTTGTTCCAAGCTCTAATGATGAAGTTGATTGCACTCTTAAATGTGCTAATAATCGCATCGCCGATCTTTCCAAAGATCGACTTTGCTCCATTGACTACTCCAACAATGAAGTCCCACGCCTTCATAAATGCTGTTTTAATTCCGCCCCAGACTTTGCCCCAAATTTCGCCGATGAATCCAAAGACTGGCTTAATTACATTGTTCCAGTAGAATTGAACTAGCGTAGATACATATCTCCAAACAGTAGAGAACACTGCCTGAATACCGTTCCATATGCCACTCCATACAGTGCCAATGAGTCCAAAGACTGGTTTAATTATGTTGTTCCACACAAAACTAACTGAAGTTGCAATAATGTTCCAGGCCGTCTCAAATGCAACCTTCATTGCTTCCCAGACGGCACCAACGACTACACCAAAAATCTCAAACACTGGCTTAATAACGTTTTCCCAGGCCCATTGAATTGAGTTGTAGATCAGTGGCCACACAAGGTCCCACCCGGCTTTAATGCCTTTCCAAATTCCAATTAT